ATCCATCAGCAACGAGAACATGACAAAACCTGACATTCAGGCTGCCATCGCAAAAGGGATGCAGGCAAGGTCAGGCAGGACTGAGATTACTCAGGACATGGTGCTTCGTGAGCTGGCAAAGATCGGCTTCAGTGACATCCGTAAGGTGGTCCGCTGGGGTGAGACTCAGGTTCGCATGGTTGATGGTGAGGATGATGGTCCTGAAGACATGGTTCCGTACCATGGGCTCGCACTGATCGACTCCACCGAGATCGACGACAACACTGCCGGTGCCATTGCCGAGGTGTCCCAAGGTCGTGATGGGCTGAAGGTGAAACTGCACGACAAGAAGGGCGCTCTGGTCGACATCGGCCGTCACCTGGGCATGTTCGCCGCACCAGCACACGCCGAGCTTGATGCCGAACTGAAGCGTATCGAGGTCGAGAACAAGCGCCTGCTGAACGAGAAGCTGCGCCGAGAGTTGAGCGGCGACGATGATGGGCCTATTCCTCAGCGCATCGAAGTGGTGGTGACTGACGCGAGACGCCCAAATGCCGAGCCTTAACATCCCGCAGGCTCAGTTCCTCGCGCTGCCTCACAAGTTCAGGGCATTCGTCGCAGGGTTCGGGTCAGGCAAAACATGGGTGGGCTGCTCTGCGCTCGGCAAACATTTCTGGGAGTGGCCGCGCATCAACGCCGGTTACTTCGCGCCGACTTACCCGCAGATCCGCGACATCTTCTATCCGACCATGGACGAGGTGGCGTTTGACTGGGGGCTCAAGACCAAGATCAATCAGGCGAACCACGAAGTTCATGTCTACAGCGGCAGCCAATACCGCGGGACGGTGATCTGCCGATCAATGGAGAAGCCGCAGACGATCGTCGGTTTCAAGATTGGTCACGCGCTTGTCGATGAGCTCGACGTGATGAGCTTAGTCAAGGCGCAGCAGGCCTGGCGCAAGATCATTGCCCGGATGCGCTACAACGCGCCGGGTCTGCGCAACGGTGTGGACGTGACGACGACGCCTGAGGGCTTCAAGTTCGTCTATCAGCAGTTCCTCAAGCAGGTGCGCGACAAGCCAGACCTTGGCGATATGTACGGCCTTGTGCAGGCGAGCACATTCGACAACGAGCTCAACCTGCCGCCTGACTACATCCCATCGCTGATGGAGTCATACCCGCCTCAGTTGATCCTGGCCTACCTCAAAGGTCAGTTCGTCAACCTGACATCGGGCTCGATCTACCACGCTTACGATCGTCAGCTGAACCAGTGCTTCGACACTGTGCAGCCAGGCGAACCACTGTTCATCGGGATGGACTTCAACGTCGGGAAGATGGCCGCGATAACCCACGTCAAGCGCGATGGCTTGCCCAGAGCTGCTGATGAGTTGGTGGCCGGGTACGACACCCCCGACATGATCCGCCGTATCAAGGAACGGTACTGGCGCTATGACGGGAAGGATTACGAGAAGACCTGCGAAATCAGGATCTACCCAGACGCATCAGGTGAATCACGCAAGTCGGTCAACGCCAGCGAGACGGACATTGCCATTCTTCGGCAGGCAGGCTTCTCGGTCATTGCGCCGGCAGCAAACCCGCCAGTGAAGGATCGGATCAACGCCATGAACGCGATGTTCTGCAACGCGCGTGGCGAGCGCCGCTATCTGGTCAACCCGTTCACCTGTCCGACATACGCCGACGGCCTTGAGCAGCAGGTATGGGCGGCCAACGGCGAGCCCGACAAGACTGCTGGGGTAGACCACGCGAACGACGCCGGCGGCTACTTCATCCATTACGACTACCCGATCATCAAGCCGATGACCCACATTCCTGTCACCTTCACGTTTTGAGGCCGATATGCCCAATTACAGCGCCGTCCGGGCAGAGTACACGGAGGCCTTGCCCGGCTGGCAGCTGGTCAAGCGCTGCGTTGCCGGCCCGCGTGAGGTCCGCAAGTACGACGAATACCTGCCGATGCCGGACCCGCTCAACCTGTCGGAAGAGAACAAGGAGCGTTATCAGCAACTCAAGCGTCGAGCGATGTTCCTCAACGTCACTGGCCGCACTCGCACCGGCCTGATGGGCGCCGTATTCCGCAAGACGGCGGAAGTCGAGCTGCCGGCCGCCATCAACTACCTGCTGGAGAATGTCAGCGGTGACGGCGCAAGCCTTGAGCAGTTGTGCAAGGAAGCCACCGGTGAGTGCTTGGACACGGGCCGCGGCGGGTTCCTCGTTGATTACCCGAAGGTCCAGATGCCAGAGGGACAGACCTCGCTCACCGTTGCTCAGGCAGCGAAGGCACGCGCCTACGTCCACTTCTACCCAGCCGAGACAATCGTAAACTGGCGCGAGGATGTGATTGATGGCGTGAAGCGACTCACGCTCGTCGTGCTGCACGAAAAAATCAACGAGCCCACCGAAGACGGTTTCGAGTTCGTCGCCAAGGATCAATACCGCGCGCTGATGATGATCGGCGGCCGGTATATCCAGCGCGTCTACAGCGAGGATCATCAGGAAGGCGAGGAAAGCGAGCCAAAGGATAAGGCCGGCAAGACCTTCGACCACATCCCGTTCCACTTCTTCGGCGCGCAGAACAACGATGCCAGTATCGACAAGGCCCCGCTTGAGGATTTGGCCGAGGTCAACATCCTGCACTACGGCAACAGCGCCACGGTCGAGGAGGCCGGATTCATCAGTTCGCAGCCTACGCTGTTCATCACCACGGACATTCAGGCTGACGAGTTCGTCAAGCTGAACCCGAACGGGATGCATATCGGTTCGCGCCGAGGCCACAACCTGGGTAAGCAAGGCTCGGCAGTCATGCTGCAGGCTAAGGAAACCCAGCTGGCCCGGGAGCTGATGAAGGACAAGGAAGAGCAGATGCTCATGATCGGCGCGCGTATCGTCCAGCAGGGCGGCGGCGCTGAGACGGCGGAGGCAGTTCGCATCCGTTACAGCTCTGATAACTCGGTGCTGGGCACCATAGCCGGCAACGTCTCAGAGGCGGTGCGCCTGGCTCTGTTCGATGCACAGCGCTTCATGATGGACGCCGTGGACGAGACCGGGACGGTATTCTGGCTCAACCAAGAGTTCTTCGATCAGGTCATGGACGCTCAGGCCATCCTGGCTCAGGTGCAGCTCTGGCAGCAGGGCATCATCGCCAAAAAGGACTTGCGGACCAACCTGCGCCAAGCGGGCGTCATCGAGTCGGATCGCACGGACGAGGATATCGACGAAGACCGCGAGGCCGATGCGCCGGTGGTGGGTAGTGAAGACGAACCGCCAGGCACCAAGCAGTCCGAGGTGATTGATGAGTAGTGAAGGCTACCTGACGGACGCAACCACCCGGCACCAGGTCTATGTCCAGCGATACGCGGGCGGGAACCTGAAGCGGGTGGCGGCATTCATCAGCAAGGCTATAAAAACCGCCAAGGATCGAGTCACGGGAGGGCTGAGTGATTACGGCACTCGTCGTTACGCGTCGCAGATAGAAACGCTCCAGGGCGATTTGCGGGGCATCTACGACGACTTGAAGGGCCGCGCACAGCTGGACCTTGGTGAGTTCGCAGCCTATGAGGCTGAATTCAACGGGAAGATGCTGGGCAAGGTAATCAAGGCCGTTGTTCAGCTCAACGTGCCGTCGGCGGAGATGGTGAGCGCTGCGGCGCTGGCTGATCCGCTGCTGTTGGAGGCTCGCAAGGGCGTTCAGCGCATCAGCATCAGCGGCGCTCTCGATCAGTTTGGCACCAAGAAGGCTGCCGAGATCATCGGTGAGATCCAGATTGGCTCAAGCCTGGGCGAGACCAGCCAGCAGATAGGGCGGCGCCTCACCAGTATCCACCAGCTACACCAGGATCAGGCTACGTCGCTGGTCCGCACCATGACCAACCACATTTCCAGCACGGCGCGCGTGGAAACGCTCAAGGCCAACGACGACATCCTCAAGGGGATGCGGCGGATCGCCACGCTCGACTCCAGCACCACGCTGTACTGCATGGGCATAGATCAGACGATCATCCCGCTGGATGGGCCAAAGCCTCCGTATCACTGGGGGTGCCGCACAACGCTGGTGCCGGTCCTCAAAGATGAGTTTGCCCGCGAGATACCAGGCTCTACCCGGCCCTCAATCGGCCCTGACGGTGTTGCCATGGTGTCGAGCAAGACGAGCTATCAGGACTGGCTGTCACGCCAGCCTGCCGCCTTCCAACGTGATGTGCTGGGGCCGAAGCGGTATGCCCTGTTCACCAAGGGCGACCTGACCCTGGACCGCTTTGTCGATGACAACGGCAAGACCCTAAACCTGCAGCAACTGAAAGACCTTGAGCCGCGCGCCTTCGAGCGAGCAGGGCTCTGACATCGAATCATCAAACGACCGGCCATGAGCCGGTTTTTTTACGCCTGCGGCTGAGCCAACGGCAAATCATCCAGGGGATGACATGAAGTACAAGATCAGCAAGGCCGAATACGAAGCACTCGATGCAGCCATTCAGGCGCTTTACAAGGCGATGGGCGATGACTTCGTTCTCTTCGTTGAGGGCTTGCCTACCGGTAGTGAAGACGTGGAAGGCCTGAAGCGCCAGAACCAGACGCTGCTGGACGAAGCCAAGGAGGCGAAGCGCCTGCGCCGTGAGGCTGATGAAAAGCTCGAGCGCGAAAAACTCGACGCTGCCAAGGCAAAGGGAGACTTCGAGCAGCTATATGCAAGCAGCGAGCAGGCCCTCGCGACCGAACGTGCACGCCTTGCCGAGCTGACCACCAGTATTGAGCGGCGCGACCTGACCTCGGCAGCCAGCAAGATCGCTACCGGCATTGCTGACGGTGAGAACGCCGAGATTCTCGCCGAGTTCGTGCAGCGCCGCCTGAAGATCGTAGAAGGCCAGGTCAAGGTCACGGATGCCTCGGGCAACCTGACCATCGCGACACTCGATGACCTGGCAAAAGAATTCCAGCAAGCGCCGCGCTATGCAGCATTGGTGCGCGGCAGTCAAGCGAACGGCGGCGGGGCTGCCGGGGGTAAGGGTGGCGGGGCCACCAAAACTTGGGACCAAATGACCGGTATGGAGAAAGTTGAACTCCGCCGAACCAACCCCGCCGAGCATGCGCGATTGAGCGCCGCTGCTAAGGCCAAGTAAAAGGATATTCTGCAATGCCAACCATTCTCTCGGACGTCGTGTTCCGCGACGAACTGCGCGACTACATCAGCGTCAACTCGGTGGAGCGCACCGCGTTCTTCGAGTCGGGCATCCTGACCACCAACGCGGATATGACTGCGCTGCTGGCCAGCCCGTCCAATACCTTCACCATCCCTTGGTGGGTCGACCTGGACGCGTCCATTGAGTCGAACTACTCGAACGACGTGTACACCGACATCGCTGTACCGCTGTCGGTCACCAGTGCTTCCATGCAGGCGCGCGCTGCGTACCTCAACGAAGGCTGGAACTGCATGAACCTGGTGAAGAACATCACCAAGCAGGACCCGCTGGAGTTCGTAGCGGGCCGCCTGCTCAGCTACTGGCGCCGTGTGGCTCAGCGCCGCGCGATCGCAACCTCCATCGGCATCTACAACGACAACGTTGCAGGCAACGGCGGCGACATGGTCATCGATGCCGGCGGCGTCATCAGCCCGACTGTGATCATCCGCGCCAAGGCGACCATGGGCGACTACACCGGCCAGCTGGGTGGCTTGGCTGTCATTGCCATGCACTCGGCAGTTCACACCGAGCTGTCGATCCAGAACCAGATCGACTTCACTCCGATCGCCGAGCAAGACCCTGACTTCCAAGGCCGCTTCCAGGGTATGCGCGTCGTGGTTGATGACGGTATGCCCGTCATCGGCACTGGTGCCGCTGCCAAGTACCTGTCGGTCATCTTCGGCCCGGGCGCCATGGGCTTCGCCGAGCAGCAGCCGGAAGGTCTGGACGGCTTGGAATACGAGCGTGCCCCAGATCGCGGCAACGGTGGCGGTACCGAAACACTGTGGACTCGTCGCAACTACGTGATCCACCCGTTGGGCTACTCGTTCACAGGGACCACCATCACCGGCACCCCGACGACCACCCGCCCAATCTCGGCGAACTGGTCCGACCTGGCGCTGGCGACCAACTGGGAGCGCAAGTTTGCTCGCAAGCAGGTCCCGCTCGCGTTCATCACTTCCACCGTCGCAGCGGCCTAACCGGCATCCAGCCCTCATTGGGGGCTGGACCTCCTCAGGAGAAGAATCATGGCTATCCAGAAAGACAACCACATCGACCCCGAGCTGAAAGCGCGCTGGAGCTTTGGTGGCACTGAAGGCAACATCACCGTAGGGCCTGAAACTGTGGGCGAAACCGGTGGCGTTGATCACGCCCGCACCCGCATCGAAGAGAGCGGTGGTCGCAACAGCGGAGGCGGTGTCGATGACTCGGAAGCTCTGCGCACCCAGGTTCTGGATCTGCAGGGACAGCTGACACAGGCTCAAGCCGATCTGGCTGCTGCGCGTGCAACAAACGTCGATCCCCGCGACGATCTCACCATCGTGCAACTGAAAGAACAGCTCGATGCCAAGTCCGTGGCCTACAAGGCCAACGATTCGAAGGCTGAACTGCTGGCTCTGCTGAAGGGCGCTCAGTAACACCCGGGGCTTCGGCCCCACTCATTCAAGCGGAGGCCAGATGGCAACCTACATCACAGTGGCGGACGTTGACGCCATCCTGGGCGCCGAATGGGCGCCAGATGACAAGAAGGCCCGCGCCGTGTTGCAGGCCAACGCCTACCTGACCTCCCTCAACCTCGCCGGCGTCGACATGGACGCCATCCCCGAAGACATCAAGCAGGCCGGCGCCGAACTGGCGGTGGTCGCCTCTCAGGGCAAGCTCTACCAGCAGCAGACATCGGGCACGCTTTCGGCCAAGACGGTCAAGGCCGGTTCGGTGTCCACGAGTAAGACATTCGCCTCGATCGACACCACCAAGTCCACTTCGCTTCCCGACGGCGTCCAGTTTGCGCTGGGGTTGCTCGGGCCTTGGCGCGTCAGTGCGTTCAGCTTCAACGTTTACAGGTGAGCCATGGGCATCCGCGAAGAGATACAGGCCGACATGGCCGAGGCGTTCGACACTGACCTCGCTGACTCCGTGCAGCCATTCACCGGCGGCATCACGCTGCCTGGCGCCTGGGACCCTGTCACGGAAACCGGTGGCGAGCCGGTGGTGATCGCCTACAGCGGTCGGGGAGTGTTCGACAGCTTCAAGATCGCGCAGGCCGACGGAGTCAACATCCGCGCCACTGACCAGCTGCTGATCGCGCTCACGAACGAAACGATCGGCGGCATCCCGGACATCGGCCACAAGATCAACGGTTTCGATGTGGT